AGATTGGTTTTCAAAGTATTCGACAGGGTATGGGAAGAGTTGAAACAGGTACTTCCGTTTCGTTTCATCAATCTTGAAAATGTGGAGACTGATGATATAATTTATGAAGCCATCATGACGGAAATGGACAAGTATGACAAGTTTCAGATTTATTCCACCGATGCCGATTTCAGACAACTATTACGGCATAAGAAAGTCGAGCTGTACAATCCGATGATGCGGAAGTTCATCGAAAGTGCCGACCCTGAATACGACTTGTTTGAAAAAATCATCCGTGGAGACAAAAGCGATGGCATTCCTAATATTTATATGGATTCCATCACAGTCAAACAAAAGCCGATTTTTACGACTAGGATAAAAAATTGGTACGATGATAGGAATGAGTTCAAGGAATTTTTGAAAGAGCAACCAAAAGAAGTTCAATGCAGATTTATCAGGAATAAAAAACTTATCGATATGAGAGATATTCCTGACGATATCAAGCAGGAGATTATTAAATCTTTGACTATTAGTCGGCTTCAGTTCAATCTTCAGGAATATTTGAAGATGTCTAAAAAATATGGCATTGATATCATGGAAGAAAAAGCCGACCTCATACCACAACCATGAATGTAGAAAAAATTCTAGAACAGACCAAAGAGGATTATACCCACAAATATACAGACCCTTTGGAAAGACTTGAAGCCAACTCGGACAAGGCTCTTAAATATGCCGAAAAATTGTTCAGGGTCAACAGGGCAAAAAACAAGTTGAGAATTTTGGTGGATGCAAAATATTCAGAACTGTATAAAAATGCAAAGTACAATTCGGCATTTTTGTGCAAGAGTAAACAGGATGCCGAAGCCTTTATCGACACGGATGAGGAATATCAAAAACTGAAAAATCAGTTGACGGACTTGGAAAATCTTTCTCTTCTATTCGATAACTTGGTCAATATTTACAGGCAACGGGAAGCAACGGAAAGATTGATATTCAAAGCCAAAACAGGAGTTGGAGAGTAAAAATGAACTTATTCTTGACATTGAAACGAAATGAAAACAATAAATAATATTAGAGAACAGAAAATGACTTCAAAAGAATATCAAAAGGAATATTATCAAAAAAATAAAAAAAGAATTGATGAGAGGCATAAAAAATATAAAAAATCCAATAAAGAAAAGGTCAAATTATATCAAAAAGAATATGATGCTAAACGGTATGAAAAAAATAAAGAAGAAATAAAGGCACAAAAAAGAGAAAGAGATAAGAAGCGAAAGGATAAAATAAAAGAATACTATCAAACACATAAAAAAGAACGAAGATTATATGAAAACAATAAACGTAAAAATGATATCAACTATAAACTTGCTTGTGGTTTGCGAGGTAGATTGAATAAAGCCCTCAGAGGAAATCAAAAATCAGGCTCCGCAGTTCGAGACCTTGGATGTTCTATTCCTGAACTCAAAAGTTATTTAGAATCCAAATTTCAAGAAGGAATGACTTGGGAAAATTACGGTTATTGGGGTTGGCATATTGACCATATTATACCTTTGGATTTATTTGATTTAACTAATAGAAAACAATTCTTAAAGGCTTGCCACTATACAAACCTACAACCTTTATGGGCTGAAAAAAATTATACAAAAGGAAGAAAATATGAATAAAGATAATTTTATAATATTAGATATAGAAGTTAATGTTGAAGAAAATGCGCCGACTGACGAACATTTCCATGTCATTCAAATCGGGGCAGTAAAAGTTACCAACGGAAATTTCACAAAAAGCGACAGGTTTTTCAATAGTTATATTCATCCACTTGATATTGTGCAATATTCTTCAGGTGGAGAAAAATTAACCAATTTTATCAAGAAATTGACGAAGATAGAACAAGCCCAAGTTGACAATGCTCTTATTTTCCCCTTAGTATGGAAAGAGTTCTTGGATTTTTGCACTCCCTATTTTGAATTTTTTGCAAGTTGGGGAAAATACGATTGGGATGTTCTGAAGAGGGCATGTGCATATCATAAACAATGTTTCCCATTTCGTTATCATGTCAATCTTAAAGATTATTACAAGATGTTCTTCAAGGATGAGGAAGTAAAAATGGGAATGGGAGTAAAAGCCGCTTCACAATTTTTTGGGCTTCCCTACAATGAAGAAGGAGCGCATAACGGCTACGAAGATGCAAAAATGATTACAGCAATTGCAGAGAAAATGTCCGAGCAGGGATTTTACACTTTCAAAAAAGCATACTACGAATTCAAAGACGGTAAAATAACGCCTAACGAAACATCCCAATATCTACTCAATCCTGTAATAGTCAAGAAGTACAAAGAGATACAAAAGAAAGCAAAGGAAATGGAACAGTTTCTTATTCACAATTCGTAATGTCAAAAAAATTTACGCATATCGATTTGTTTTCAGGCATTGGTGGTTTTGCCTTAGCCGCTAAGCAAATATGGGGTGAATCCTATCAAAACTTATTCTTTTGTGATATCGATAAATTTTGTCAGGCTGTTTTAAGGAAAAATTTTGGCAAGGATATTATAATCTATGACGACATCAAAGAAATCAGTAAGGAACAATTTATTGCCGACTCCTGTAGTAACGGACAGTTTCGGAGCAAGGAACAAAACAGCGAAAAGATACAACCCCAAAACGAAACATCACGATGGAACAACATTGACGGATATGATGTGGATGATAAACGATGGCACGTTGACCTCCTCACGGCAGGGCCACCGTGTCAACCCGCAAGTCAAGCAGGTAAAAGAAAAGGGACAAAAGACAACCGTTGGCTCTGGAATGAAATGTTTAAAGTTATACAAGACTTTAAGCCGACATGGTGCATCATTGAAAATGTTTACGGCCTTGTGTCTCTTGAACAAGGATTGGTATTCGAGTCGGTGTTCGCTGACATGGAAGGCCTCGGTTACGAAGTTCAACCGTTTATTGTTGGTGCAGTTGGCAAAAACGCTCCCCACAAAAGATATAGAGTATGGTTTATACTCCATGCAAAACAAAAAGATGTTGCCGACTCCGACAGGGATTCATGCCATGCGGGGCAATCACGACGAATCGGTGGAAAATTATCAGAAGCGGGTGAAGGATTACGAAGAGGGCAGAGCGAAGGGGAAGCCAGGGAAGAGTTTGGGAATGGCATTGCAAATGCTCCCGACTCCGAGCACGAAGGATACATCAGGGGGAGCAGTTCAAGCGGAAGCAACCGAAACGAGTTTTGTGAGAACGAGCAAACAGGGCAAGAGCCACGGGGCGCAACTTCACGATGTGGTGAAGAGCATCCCGATGTTGGGAACGCCGAAGGAACAGGATTGCAGAGCGCACACGATAGACAGGGGCAAATTCAACATGGGAGAACAAGTCCAACAGGCTTTGCAGGATGGAACAGGAATTGGTTTGAAGTTGCAACCGAATTTTGTGGAGTGGATGATGGGCTTCCCGTTGAATTGGACGAACTTGAACTCACCAAATCCAAACATAGAGAACAAAGATTGAAGTCATTGGGAAATGCAGTAGTAGTTCCTTTAGTCGCTACTTTTTTACAATTCATGAAAGAGATTGAAGAAACCCCTGATGCAGATAAATTTGATTTCAAGAGTGAACAGATAAAATACGTAAATATAGACGAGAAATCGGATAGATATATCGTCATGAAAGATTTGAGGAATTATTAAAAATGAAAAAAGAAATTTGGGAAGGTCATTTCAGTCCTGAAACAGAAGAAGGAATACGAAATGTTTTGAAAATGGGTGAAGAATTGAAGAAACAAATGGGGAAAGGAATGGCGAGAGAAATCATACAAATAGAAAGTATTACAGATTGTCCTTTTTGTATTTTTGACAAAACTAAAGAGACTATATGTACTGTTCAAGATAATGGATGTAATGATAAAAATTATATAATCCCTGAACATTGCCCATTACATAAATCTGATATACTAATTACATTAAAAAAGGATAAGGAATGAAAGACATATTTTGGTGGGAACCTAAAATCTCCAAACACAAAGCGGTTTGTTTCCAATTAAGTTGGATGGAAAACGAACTTGGACTTGGTTGTGATTTTAAAATCACTTGGCATGAAAGTCATTCAGGATTTAATTTTGAACTTCGTATTCTTGGTTTATGGTTCAATATTAATTTCTACGACATTCGGCATTGGGATGATGAAAATAATAGATGGGTAATATATGAGGAGGATGAACATGAGTAAAGAAATTATTGAAACGGACAAAGTTCAAATCAAGGTGTATTTACAGGACGGAAGAGTTTTCAAGTATTACGTTGAAGATTCCGTCAAAGCAAGGGAACACGCACACAGAATCGTCAATTACGGTTGGCGAAATGCTGTCAACGGCGTAATGGAGTATTACCCCGTCCATCAGGTGTTGAAGGTTACGTTTCCTGCACCTAATGATGAAATGATGCAAAAATATGAACAAGAAGTGGAGAAATAAAATGACTAAAAAGAAAGTGTTTTGGTGGGCAGTTGCTATTGCAACGGTCGTGGTTCTTGTGAACAACAAGAAGGTAAAGGAAACTGCGAAAAAAGTTACGGATTTTTTAGTGGACAAAATTATTTAGGGGGAGAAAATGAATACGAAATTGATTGAATTTTTTAAAAAGGCATTAGCCTTTATGCAAAAAAATTGGATTGCTGTAGCAATCATTGCCACACTACTTATTTTTAGTGGTGGTTTGAACAGTTGTGCAAATAAGAAACTTGCAAAGAAAGATGCAACGATTGCAGAGAAAAATAAAAATATCTCTGACCTGCAAAAACAACTGAAAGATAAAGAAGCGGCATATACAAAATTGGATAACGAAAAGAAAGAAATCAACAAGCATTTGGAAGATTTACAAAAAGATAAAGAGAAAATTGAAAAGGACAAACTGAAGATTGACCAAAAGTATGCCACTCTTTTAAAAAAGTTCGGGCAATTATCTGTCGATGAACAGGATAAATTACTTATTGATTTATTGAAAAAATATAATATCAATGCTGAAGTCAGAGATAACATGCTTGTTATTACAATGGAAGATAGGGGCAAACTTTATACCTTTGTGGTAGATATCGATAAGGTAAAAGAGCAATTGAAAAACTCTGAAGAAGCCTTGGTGAATTGTAAGGCTACAGTAACAGAAAAAGAAGGCTTGATTGCCAATGCTGAAACTACTATTACTTTGAAGAATGATGATATTGCAAAGTTGAATCAAATCATAGTGGATAAAGACATTATCATCAAGAATCAAAAGGATAAAATCTTCTGGACCAAAGTAAGTTCATTCACCAAGAAAGCAATTCCTGCTTTGATTATTGGATTGGTCGTTGGATTTTTAGTAGCAAAATAAAACAATAGGAGATTATATAGATGGACGATATGGAATTGCTGTCGATTGCTGAAAAATACTTTTTAGGCGATATTAACATCGCTAAGATTTGGTTCAAGAAATACGGAATCAATGGGGAATCTCCTGTTGACGTTTGGAAACGGTTAGCGAAGTTGGTTGCCGAAATGGAAAGGGAAGAGCACCAAAAAGAATGGGACGGCAATTTCTATGATTTGCTCCGAGATTGGAAGTTTGTTCCTGGCGGGAGAATTTTATTTGCACTAACAGAAGATATCAAAAATAAATCAGGAAGAAGAAAAATCACACCTTTCAATTGTTTCGTTCTTCCAAGTCCTGAAGATAATTTGGAAAGCATTTTTGATATCATTCAAAAAGCCGCAAGGGTTTATTCATACGGCGGCGGTGTGGGTATTGATTTGTCGAAAATCCGTCCCGCAGGTTCTAAGGTCAACAATTCTGCAATCTATTCGGACGGTGTTGTGCCTTTCATGAATCTGTATTCAGCCGTTACTACCAACATTGCAATTTCAGGTCGGCGTGGTGCGATGCTTCTTTCGATTTCCGACAAGTCTCCCGATTTGGGAAACTTCATCAATGCCAAGAAAGACATTACCAAAATCACTTCAGCCAACATCAGCGTCAAATTATCTGATGGATTCATGAAGGCAGTTGAAGCCGATGGTGATTGGGAATTATATTTTAAAGTCAAAGATTCGGGAGAAGAAGTCAAACAGATTATCAAAGCCCGAACCATTTTCAGTAATATTATAGAAAACAATTGGCGGTCTGCTGAGCCTGGGGTTTTATTTTGGGACAAAATCCTGCATTGGACTCCTAATGAATATTTTGATGAGAGTCCGCTGATTGGAACAAATCCTTGTGGTGAGCAACCGTTACCTGCGTGGGGGAACTGCAATCTCGGCTCCATCAATTTGACGAAGTTTGTCAAGTGGGCTTTCACTAGCCGTCAGGAATTCGATTGGGAATCTTTCAAAACGACCGTGAAGTATGCAGTTCGTTTTTTAGACAATGTAAATGAAATATCTATCAAATATAAGTTGTTCCCATTTCAGGAACAGATAGAAGAATCAGCACGGTCTAGAAGAATCGGTCTAGGTGTTATGGGTCTTGCTGATATGTTCGTTATGCTCGGCATCAAATATGACACGGATAAAGCCATCGACTTTGCCAAGAAGTTATTTGAGACCATGCGAAACGTAGCCTATGAATATTCTTGCGAATTGGGTAAAGAAAAAGGTAGTTTTAAGATGTGGGATTATGATAAATGGATGAAGTCTAAATTTGTCCAAAATATGCCTGATTTCATCAAGGACAAGGCGAAAAGCGGCCTACGGAACCTCACCCTGCTCTCTGTAGCCCCTACAGGGTCGATTGCTCTGTTAGCAGGTGTATCATCCTCAACAGAGCCTATTTTCTCCCTAGAGTATCATAGAACCGTTAATTTGGGGGATGTAAGCACTCCGCAAACAATGAAGTTTTACCACCCTCTTTATAAGAGGTTTTTGGATAAGAAGTATGAAATGGATGAAAGCATTTGGACTACCGCTCACAATATTGATTGGAAATTCCGAATTAAAATGCAGGGGGTGATTCAACAATACATTTGTACGGCAATTTCCAATACGGTCAATCTTCCTTCCTCAGCCACGCAAGAAGATATTTTCAATATTTATATGATGGCGTGGAAGGAAGGCTTGAAGGGTATCACCATTTACAGGGACGGGTGCAGGGAAAATATTCTCACTACAAAAAAATCCCGTCCCTACGAACTTGTGGGAAAAACTTATCAGATAAAGGACGAGAGAGAAGATACGTTTTACATCACCATCAACAACATTTTGGAAGGGACGAAATTCCGTCCGTTTGAAATCTTCATCAATTCGAAAGAATCTAATGAATATCTGAATGTCATTACTCGTTTATTGTCTGCAATATTCAGGCGCACAAGTGATGCCGAATTTGTCATTACCCAATTGCAGAAATCTTCCAAGAATGAAGAGGGATTGTTGCTGAAATTGTCAAAGGTTATCAGCGACCATATGGGAATCAAGCAACCGACTAAATCTGTTACCGCTGTTACCACATATGTTCAAAAGGAAGAAAAATCGGATGGATTGCAAACTTGTCCGAGTTGTGGAAAGAAAACGTTAAAGAAGGAAGGCGGGTGTGAGGAATGCACCAATCCTGATTGCGGATTCGGGAAGTGTTCAATATAGGAGAAAAATAAAATGGAAAAAACACAAGAAGAAAAAGATGAATTAAAAAAACAAGCAACCACAGATAAACAAATGGATGAACAAATTAGGGAAGCAACAATAAAATCTGTTATAAAAACCCTGATGAATCTTTCGACAACGGAAGTTATTGTTTATGATGAAACAATGAAAAGTGATTTACGAAGAATGGCAAATCGTACAAATGAATATATTGAAAAGTTAGAATGTGAATTCAGGGCAGAACAACAAGTACAGAGGCAATTATTAGAGACTATTATGGAAAGCCAAATGAACATTGTAAAATTGTGTGATAAAATTCTTAAATCCAAAACAAAAAAGAGAAAACAATGAAAGACTATAGTTTACTAGAAATACTTCCGATGTTCTCACATATTCTGAGGGATGAGAGAGCATGTGCTAAGCAGGAAACTATAGCGGTAATCATAACTCCTGAAAATAAGGTTTTTGTGGGAACGAATTGGTGCGAGAATCCACAAGAAGTATGTCCAAGAAAAGACCTGCCTACGGGCGTGGGTTACGAAATGTGTAAAAACATTTGTAAACAACAGGCCCATGCTGAAGTTGATGCTTGCAGGAAGGCAGGTAAGGAAGCCAATGGAGCGGACTTATATTTGATTGGACATTATTATTGTTGTGATAACTGCAAGGAAATCATGGAACAGTACGGAATATTAAATACACATATTGTGGAGAAGAAATAATGTTGATATTAGGAATAGAGTTTACTCAAAACCATAAATACATATATGGACAAACAAACAAGAGCAGAATATTGGAAACAATGGCAAAAAAAGAACAGAAAAAAATGTAAAGAATATGAAGATAGATGGAAACAAAAAAATCACGACAAATATGTGGCAAAATACAAAAGAAGAAATGCAGATTTTAAACAAAATTTATCAAAGAAATTATTTTTTGCGGCTAAAGTCAGAGCAAAAAAATATTCGGTGCCTTTTTCAATTGAATTGTCAGATATTATTGTGCCAACAAATTGTCCAGTTTTGGGGATTCCTCTTATAATGGGTGATAAATACGCACATGATAATTCTCCATCTTTGGATAGAATAATTCCAGAATTAGGATATGTGAAAGGTAATATTATGGTTATCAGTCATAAAGCCAACACTATTAAAAGTAATGCGAATGTTGAAGAGTTAGAAAAAGTCTTTTTGTTTTATAAGAATTTAAGGGGGGATAAATGTCAATAATTTTAGCAGTTGACCCAGGTTTTACTCAGTCTGCTTTCGTACTTTTGGACACGGTGAAGCAAGAAATTTTAGAAAAAGAAATTCTGCAAAATAATGAATGCTTAGCACTCTTTGATGATGATTTCAGTAAGCCTGATGTTGCGGTGATTGAACAGGTTGCAGGAATGGGAATGATAGTAGGTGAAACCGTATTTGAAACTGCGGTATGGAGCGGTAGATTTATGCAACATCTTTTGGAGTTAGGCTACAGAGTCGAACGCATCAAACGTAACACAATCAAAAATATTCTGTGTGGAACAAGCAGGGCCAAGGACAAGAACATTCGTCAAAGGCTTATCGACATTTACGGCGAACAGGGAACAAAGAAAAATCAGGGTAAAACCTATGGAATGAAAGCCGATATGTGGGCAGCTCTTGCTGTTGCAACGGCTTGGGATATTCAAGAAAAGGAGAAAAAAATATGACTTTAGAAGATGTCAAAAAAGACAAAATTGATGATTTGGTAATACGTATGCGAAGTGCCATGATTGCCAATTATTTTGGTGGCAATGCAATTTCATTTAATAACTTTGATGCTAATGAAGGATATATATTTTCTTCAAAAGAAATCAAGTATATGCAAACAGATGCAGAAGTATTGGATTGGTTCAGAAAAGATGGATGGAAAATCACTATTACAAAAAGTAGTGAAGTGGATGCTTCCGAATTTGATTACTCATTTACCTTTATTAGCACAACGGAAAATGATAAAATATCTTGATGATTTCACCGAAACAACATTGTCTGAGATTCGAAAGAACCTGAACAAACAGTATAAAAACAATCTGTTCAACTATGTACTGAAGATGCTAGAATTATCCAAATATAAATATGGAATAAAACTGACGCAAGGTACAGGTTTGATAAAAAATCTGAACAAACTTCAAGATGTTCGATTGACAAAAATAGGAATCAAAAAAAGGGAAGGGGATTGCTATTGGCCCCCGAAGGGAACTGATGCCTATATTGAAATCGATTATGATTCAAAATTTGTGGATAGGGAAACAAGGGCTAAAAAAGTCCATATCATCAATATCATTTTCCATGAATTATTTGAAGCATACCTGATGTTAAATGTAGGATTGCAATATCAGGAAGCCCATCATTATGCAGGAATTCAGGAAGGTGTATTAATGGGGCAATTTCCTACCATGACTGAATATTATGCAAGTGGGTCATTGGTTAAAGATAAAAAACACGCATAAATAATAACAAATTGTGGTATAATAGTAAAGGAGTTTACGAATGACATTAGTTTTAAGTAAAGAACAGGAAGAGGCAAGACAAGCCGCAAAAGAAGGTAAATTAGGTATAAAATTCGATAATGGAGCAGACAAACTTCGTTGGGATTTATTACCGTGGCGTGAAGTGGAAAAGGTGGTGAAAATTCTTACTTTTGGAGCGATGAAGTATGCTGATAATAATTGGCAATATGTTCCCGAACGAGAGAAGCGATATTTCGCCGCCGCCATGAGACATCTTGTTGCTTGGAAACAAGGAGAGATAAACGATAAGGAATCAGGGGAAAATCATCTTTCCCATGCCCTTTGTTGCATTCTATTTTTGCTTTGGAACGACATTGAAAAACAAAAAACTTGACATCCACCTAAATTTATGCTATCATGGTAGCATGCATACACTAAATAGTAGTGATTACTTCGCCGCCGAAGCATTGCTACCCTTTAAGCAGTTCTAAAAACTACACCAAAGGAGGAACAAGGTGGACGAAAATTTATTATTAAATGCTTCGGAGGCAACGAGTGAAAATCCAACCGAAGTCAAGGTTGAGCCTGGAAGTTTGGTTGACCCTTATGTTGAACGACCGCATTGGGTAAAAAGGAATGCGGTAAAAATCCTGTTGGGAGTTATCTGCATTCTCTCATTTTCGTTGTTAAAAGTTCTTGATGAATATTCCAAAGAACACGAAGTACGAGTACGAGTGCAAACCAATTTAAGTTGGTTGGCTTATCAACATCGGGATGTTAGGAATGAAAGAGATTTCTATTCCAAGTTGACGGAAGATTTCAATTACTACAAGTTCATCAAGACAATTTACGAGGCCAAGGATAAAGACTTTTTCGAAACGATTTCCATTATCTATGAAGAGTCTAAAAGGGCAGATGTCAGCCCGTGGAAAACTTTGAGCATCGCCTATCAAGAATCAGGACTCAATCCTTATGCAGTCAGCCAAATTTGGAGAAAGAATTACTTTGGTGAATTGGAAAAAGTTCCTTGCTCATATGGATTGATGCAAATTTACTACGATGTTTGGAAAGATGAAAAAAGGTTGACTAAGGAAAATATTTTTGATAAACGAACTAATGTTCGTGTAGGGTTGGAAATTTATAAATATTATTTTGCGTTGGCAAATGGAAACGAATATTTAACCCTGTTTTATTACAACAACGGAACATCGACACCGCCCGAAAAGCAGAACCACTACTATGCTCCCGCAGTCATGAATTCTAAATTCATGAAATTGGCAGTCAACTATCAGCCTATTGAAATCAATATAGACAAAACAAAAGGGATATCTCAATAATGAGACAAGGTATGGTTTTTGATTCAAAGATAAGTAAAAGAGTTACGCAAGAAGATTTGCGGGTTTCTTACAAAGTTTCTGAAGATGAATTGGATTTTATTACGAAGTTGTATCAAGCATACAAGATAAGAAAGTTGACAATTGCCCCTACCATCGAATTGTTCATGAAGGAATTGGTATTCAGCAATATTGAGATTTTCAAGGAGCGAAGCGATTATGCCCATATTTACCCTGAAGTGCCAAAAGTGTAATACAGATTTTGATTTTTACAAATTGAAATCTGATTCGGTAGCAATCTGCCCAAAATGCGGGAGCACCGAAGGATTTGATAAACTGCCTACAGCGGCTACAGTATCATTCAAAGGGGAAGGATGGACAACCCCGAATCTTAATGCGTCCATAGACCCCACAACTGTCCCTGGCGTAAAAAAAATTGAAAAAGATAAACAAACCTTAGAACAAAAAACACTTTACAAACACCGCAAGAGACTAAGAGGTTTCAGAAAGAAAGTTAAGATTCCTGGGATTCCCGAAGCAAGACGAGCATAAAATAAACGAAGGAGAATAAAAATGTTTGACCCTGAAGATGATGAAGAAAAGGAAAAAGAGGAAGAGAAAAAGAAAAAGGATGAAGGTGATTTTGGTCTTTCTATGGCAATTGGCTTGGGCACCAACAATGGTATTGTTGGTGGGCTTATTGGCGGCAATCTTGTGGGTGGTCTCGTGGGAGACATTTTAAATGATGGAAAGTTAGGATAGGAGAAAAAAATGAAAAAAGATTTTGTTGTGTTTGAGAGTCCTGGCACCTTCGTTCACGAGACATCGGAGAAAGCAATAGATTCTTGGGATGTCAAGAAGGCTACAAAGATGGCAAGTTCCATTTCGGAGCGGTACGGGGCCACGCCATTTGCCTTCTATTTCATCACACGGGAGCGCAAGGATGATGAATTGGACAGCAAAGTGGTCAAGACAAGCGGAAGGTATTTTCTAGGCGGCACCGTAAAAACGCTTGCTGAGGTCAAGGCCGAAAACAATCCCAACAATCGTATTCTCATTTCCAACATGGAAGGCAATCATTGGGACAAGATTATTGAGAACTGCAACTCGTGGAAAGTTACTCAGCCTTTACTGAAGAATGATGTTGTTTTGAAATATA